ACGTAGTAGCGTTCGCCGATCTGAACGATCGCGTCCTTGATTAAGATGATCGCCTTGACTTCCGCCAAAAGCGGCTTAACCGCTTCCAGGATGTCTTCGCACGATCTGTAAGAATAGCCGCCGAACTTGTTCTGTCGATTCTTCGGCGCGTTCAGTTTTGTCTGAACTTTTAACAATTTCTCGTATACATTCATTCCGTTTCCCTTCCTTTCCTATTTGATAGCCAAGTGTCGCCCGCGTTCTTCCAGATGCGCCCAATCGCACGCATGATCCTTCAGATATTCGCGGATTTTGTCGTTGTCCGGTTCGACAATAACCTTTGTCATGCTTTCCGGAACGTCGCCCGTAATCTTCAGCGGTGCCAGCCCGCCGTTGTTCTGAACCTTTAAAGTGAAGTTGCCCGCTTTCAAGCCGTTCTTGTCGTCGTGGCCTGTTGCGATCAGCGCGTTCTTCAACGCTTCCTTCATGCGCTTGATATTGTTTTTGCGGATTTCCGCCTTCCTCTTGAAAAAGTCCGCTTCCGCATCCAGCGCCTTCGCTTCCGCGTCTAACTGCCGCATAACTTGAACGTAGCCTTCCGCCTTCACTTCAAGTTCGCCCGTGATTCCTTCCAAAGTGTCAAGAATCGTCTGTTCGTCTACTTCCGGATCGGTCATAAGCGAATAGACTTCTTGAAAATCGCCTACAATGTCGTATAGTGTGTTCATTCCGTTTCCTTTCATTTCATGGTCTGTTTGAAAACTTTGGCTTTCCTTTGCCGCCTTGCGACGTTTTCTTGTGCAAGTTCCTTTTCAGATCGCCAACGTGCGCCAAAACCTAAATTGTACTTGTGTTTGTTCTTGTGGATCTGTTCGCGTTCCCTTGCGTGGATCTGTTCGAATTCCAGATACGCTTCGCATTTTGCGTGACATTCCGCCGAATGTTTTTCGCAATCACGACACGGCGCGATTGTTCTGCCTAGTCCGACGTATTCGACCCCGTGGTACTTCATTTGTGGAACCTTTCCGGCTTAACTTCCCAGCCTACGACCTTTCCGTCTTCCAGAATCAAGCCGACGTTGTTTCTGATCGTCCACAACTGCCACTTGTTCACGTTCCATTGAACGTTCGCCATTTCCAGATCCAATTTCTGAACCCCTTTTAGTTGATTGTTTTTCATGTATTTTCCCCTCTCTTTACATTAAATTTCCGACGCTTCGTCGATTTTTGCCGCTTTTAGTTCCTGGCGCGTGATGTATTCGCCGATCGCATTGTGTAGAACCGCGATATTAAGCCCGCGCGCCGTTGCCATTTGCTCGTTTTCGTCCATTTTTGTCGCCTGGTCTGTCAGTTCTTGCAAGTGCCGGATCTCAAAGTCCCGCATCTTTTCAGCTGAATGAACAGACAGATCTTCGTCGTCAAATTTGTTCGAAATTGGATCCGACGGTATTGTCTGAATAAGTTCCAGCCGTCGATTGTATTCCGGATCCCCGTATCGCATCATTAACCCCCTTTCTGCCGTGGCTTCCATATAATCACGGCGATTAGTAGAATCGCGCTGATAATAACCACTTCACGCATCTTGCCACCCCTTACCATGTGAACATCCAATACACGCATCCAGCCATAACGATTGTCGCTAGTGCCATGAAGACTAGGCCCAACCACGACCAGACCGTTACTTCTTCGTACCATTCTTCCATGCCTTAATCCTTTCTTCGTTGATCTTGAACGTCCGCCGCGAAGATCCAGGCATTTTCAGACAAACGCCGAAGTCGACTTGTCCTTGCGCTATCGCTTCGCGAAGAAATAATTCCGTCCAATCCAAGTATTTTGCCGCTTCCTTTACTGTCATACTTCCGCTTCCCCTTCAGAAATGAACGTCATCAGATCCACGCCCAGCGCCTTACAGATCTTGTAATATGCCAGAACGTCGATCGACTTCCTGTCGCCTGTGCAAATATCTGAAATCGCATAAGCGGGAATCCCCGTCTTTTCGACCAGATACGCCTGTTTGATTCCGTTTTCCTTCAGATATTGACCGATCCTTAATCCGATCATCCTTTGCCCCCTTTCTACTACTAAATTTTAGTAGTTGATTCGTAAAAAAATATAGTGATTCAAAAGCCGTTTTCTTTGATCCATTTGTTCAGTTCGGATCTTTCGACCTGGTAGAATCCGTTGTTTGATAATTTGTTGTATATTTCGATAGCCTTCGGAAGTCCGAAGCCTTCCTTTACTAGTCTTTTAACGACTTGTGTCTTTGTCATTTCTTCCCCGTCCCCCTTAATCTTCAATGCAGTTATAGTACATTTCTTCGCACTGTTCGTACGTTCCTTCGTAGATCCATTCCCCGTCTACGAAAAGATTCCATGTTTTACGTGATTCGCTATAAAAGATTCCCGTTTCCATTCCTTTTCCCTTCTGCCCGTCTTGCCGATAGCCCAGCCGAATGATTTAATATCCCCACTTTACAAGTCGCTTGTCGATCCGTTCCATTATGAAGTCTGTTCCGGCAAATCTTAAGTGCTTCGCCGTTCCCGCGTCGCTGATCGCCATAACTTCGTCGTAAATAATTCCCTTCAATTCGTCGTGTCCCTGTCCTAGAAAATCTTTTGCTTCCTTGTATTCTTCCGTTCCTTCCGGATAATCCGATAAAGTGTTTTCATATCCGCCGATATATTCGCTCATAACTTCGCAGATATAATCGAACGCTTCCCGTTGATGTAAGTTCATTTCGCTTCTTTTCATTCCGTTTCCTTTCTGCCCGTTTCGCCGTTGGCCCAGCGTCTTCTTTACTTGTAACCTTTCGCTTTCATCATGGTTTCGATCTCGATAAGTCTTTCGTATGCTTTTCTTTCGCGGATCTGTGAGATTTCGTTGTCCGGAAGTCTGTCGAGTGCGTCCTTTTCTTTCCCCCAGATCATCAACTGTTGCGACCATGCTAAATTGTAGATTCTTTCTTCCGTCATTTTCCGTTCCTTCCTTTCCTTTACTACTAAATTTTCGTACCCCCTGGAATCATAATACTACTAATTTTTAGTATATGCAATACTTTTTTGAAAAAAATCTACATTTTTTTAGTAGTTTGTCCGATAAACGTGATATAATCCCAATTAAGAACCGAAACAAAGGAAGGGAAAAGCCATGAAAACAGACGAAGAAATCAGAAACGGGATCCGCGAAGCGCTTGTTTATTGCAGACATGAAAAAGGACTAACGCAAGAAGAAGTCGCCGACCTGGTAGAAAAGAAACCGACGACGATAGCGTCCTGGGAACAGGGATTATCGTTGCCAAACGTGCAGACGCTTTACCGTCTGGCTGAATATTATAAGAAGTCTTTGGCGTTCATGTACGGAGAAGAAGAAGAGGAAGGCGAACTATGAGAAATCCCCCTAATTACGGATCCATAACAAAATTAAAAGGAAACCGTCGCCGCCCGTTCATGGTACGGATCACGACCGGACGCGTCGTAAACTTTGACACGAAAAAGGCGTATAACAAACAGATCGTTCTGGGATATTACGCAACGCGCAAGGATGCCGCGCAAGCCCTGGCGGAATATAACGCGAACAACGTTAATCCCGATTTCTTTTCAATAACGATCCGTCATATATGGAATCGCATAAAAGACAAGATCGACGTTTCTTCTTCCAGAATGTCCGTCTATGAATCCAAATTTCGGACATATATCGAACCGATCGCGGATAAACGGATCGCGGACGTTCGGGCAGGAACGCTTCAAGATCTGTTCGATTCGATCGACAAGGGAAGCGGCGTGAAGTCTATTGTTAGAACAGTTCTGAACCACATATACACATATGCGGCGCAAAACGACATAATACAACAAAACTACGTCGATTATATCCATATCCAACAAGACGACACGAAGATCCGGCGCGAAATATATTCAGCTGAAGAAGTCGCCGAAATATGGACGCATGAAGGAACGCGCGACTTTGACTTTATGCTTGTTCTTCTATATGAAGGGATGCGAATAAAGGAACTTCGGGACATGAAAAAAGATTCCGTCGATCTGGACGAATGGACGTTCCGGATCCAGGAAGGAAAAAACCAAATGTCGGTACGTACGATCCCGATTCACGACAAGATCAAGCCGATCATCCTACGTGCTATGGAATCCAGCGGATCCAAATTGTTCAACGTATCGGAAGCGCGATTCAAGTATTTTATCAAAACGACGTTTCCGAATCATAAACCGTACGACACGCGCCATACTTTCGCAACAAAAGCGAACAAAGTCGGGATTCCGAAGTTGACGATCCAGCGGATCATGGGACACAAGCCCGATTCGATTTTGGAACAGGCATACATACACTTGACGATCGAAGAATTGCGATCGAATCTGAACAGAATTGAATATTGATTTGTTACTTTCATGTTACTTCCGCGGAAAAATTGCCCCGATTTTGGAAGAATTATGGAAACAAAAAAGATCCCGCCTTTATGCCGAATATTCGACGTTTTGGCGGGATTTCGCGCTTAACAACTATGTAAACAAATATTTACTTAACGAATAAAATAAATGCCTATTTTCGCGCGTTTGCGCCCCGTTTTGTTACTTTCGTGTAACTTTCCGCCACGAAGCGACGCCCACTTCTACGAAGGAACGCCGCCCCTGTTGGAATGAAACGGAATGCGGAAAATAAGAAGAAACCAAATTTATAAACCGATAGCCGCCCAGGTGTTCCGACCGATTATTCCGTCCGGATCCAGATCGCGGCTTCGCTGGAAGTCCATAACTGCGTTTGCGGTGTTCTTGCCAAAAATCCCGTCTTCAGCGCCGCAGAAATAGCCGTTTTGGTTTAAGAATTTCTGCCAAGCCAAGACGTATTCGCCCCTGGATCCGATCTTCAGAACCGGAAGTTGTTTCACGTTCGCGGATCCGGAAGACGTTCCAAGAACTTCAGCGTCCCACAAATACAACTTGTACTTGTTTATACAGGACAAAAGCGTCGATTCGTACGACGGGCTTGTTGCGTAGCCGTCTTGTTTGACGTACTTGCACGCCAATTTGTAATCGGTAAGCCCGCGCAAATTCTCGTATCGTTTCAGCCGATTAAACAACGCGGAATGATCCGCGATACTTTCCGCCCAAGAAGGATAACGTCTAAAATCTGCCAAAACACGGATCGCGGCCCCGTTCACGTATTCGGTCGTCCACATTTTGACGGATTTCCCGTTGTATGAACCCTTAACGCCGAAAAGGTTATTGTTGGGAGATTGTGCCAAGCCCGAATTTCCGCGCGCGGATTCTATGAACGCCTGGCTTGCCGTAAGGCTTGCCAGGATCCCCGAAGACTTCATGTCCGCCAAAACGTACGGCTTCAGCGTTTCAAGAAACGTCGTATCTGTATATTTCATACCTTCCCCCTATACGGCTGAACGCTTCATGTCGGACAGATCGCCTTCAAGATCCTTTTGCTTTTCTTCCAGGACGCGGATCGAGCCTTCCGCGATCAGAAGTCTTTCCATAAAATTATTATGCTTTTCGACCTTTTTTTCGAGAATGTCTATCCGATATATCGTCTTCGAATGATTCAGCCAATTCGAAAGCGCCGTTCCGATCAGCGTTATTCCGCCCGTTATAAGCGCAACAATAATTGATTCGGTCATTTGTCCGTCCCCTTATTGTAAATTGCCGTTGAAATGCCAAGAATAGCGCCCAGGAAACAATCGATAGCCGTTATGCTTCCAACGATTTCTTCCGCAAAGGGAAGATTCCAGATTCTAGCCAAAGCGAAGTATAGTGTCCCGATAGCCGGAAGCCACACTTGCGCGATTTTCTTCAAAATATCGTATGTCTGATTAGACATTATTCCTTCCCCCTTCGTTCGACAAATTCGGCCCAATTAACACAAAACAACACCCCCTCAAGGATGCAAAGGATAATTAGAATGTGCATTTATGCCCCCCCATGAAATCAATATCAAGTTTTTTGGCTAGATAGTCTAAATCGTTATCGGTATAAAGTTCTCCGTCAAACGAATAGCCGATGTTAAAAAGACGAGAAAACATACCGTCCTCAAAACAAGATTTAATCATTATTTCTAGCAGTTTCTTTTCTTTTTCCGTCAATTCAACTGTCATTTATGCCCCCAATACTTCAACTATGATTTTTGCAACGCATACAAGCGAAGTTAAAAGGATGTATGCGATTATTGCGTGTTTCAATATTTTCATTATTGATAGGTCGACAAATGCGAAAACGAACCAAAACCGGCGCTTGATCCAACGGCTTCGAAATAGTAGTATCTGTACGAACCCGTTAATTGAATCTCTTTTCGTCCGTCCGTATACTTTGCCGTTGTAGTTGCGATTAAAGTCTTGTTTTGGTTATTTATATCAGCGCCATATATATTTATGGTGTTGTTGACATTAGAATTGTTATAATTCCCCGTCCTTACGATAACCTTTTTTAAGGAAACCACCTCACCATAATCTGCGTAAATATATCCGCCATAACTCGGATTAGAACCTGCGCTAATCCACCACGTTGTATCATCGTTATCAAGCGCAAGATTGCAAGTATTTGTTTGATAGTGTCCGTTATCTGTTACAAACGGCAAAGCATTTCCACCGCCACCGCTAGCGCCGCTTAAACCTGCCCTAACTTTTGCCATAAAATATCCTTCCTTCCAACCAAAACGACGCGATCATTTCTGACCGCGCCGCGTGGATTTTACTTTACGCACGTCAACAAATTTCTCATTAACGCGCAATTTACTTGACGAGCGTCAATTATTCTTCGTTCGGTTCCGGCTCTTCGTAAGTAGAATCGAAGTCGGACATGATCTTGTTCCCGTAAGAATCGTACAGGATAACCATAGCGAAGTCGTTTGTCGCCTTGATGATGCTTCCCATTGTGGAATGATACGCCTGTTTGGCCGCGGAAATGTTATCATACATTCCTACAAGGCTATATTCCCAATTCCCGCTTGATTTGTACCGAAAAGCCCGCGCTACAAAGTATTTTGTTTCCATAATCGAATCCCCTTTCGTTATTTAATGATCCTTAAGTAGCAAACGTCGCCTTGTGCGCCGCCGCTTGTGGTGTAAACCAGCGTCGCGTTACTTGTACCGTTTCCGGTAACAGATAAAGCCGTTACGCCGATCAGTTTGTTATTACAGTACAGGTCGTAACCGTTATTGTCGGAATCATCAACGCCTGTAAAAGTAACCGTGTTATCGCTCTGGATCTGCGCCGAAGTGCCGAACCATGAATCCGTAACGATATTCGCCGTCGCGCTGGAACTTGTATTCGCGGAAAATGTCGCTTTAGCCGTTCCGTTCTGCTGGATCGTAAGTGTTCCGTCGTAGACCGTCGGCAAAGCGTCGTTCACGGCTTTTCCCGTGACGGGCTTCGTCGTGTTCGATCCGGAAACCGTTCCATAGTCCAGCGTGATCGTTCCGTTCGCCAGATCGGTCGAATCGATACCGTTTCCGGCAGTATAGGACGATCCGCCACCGCCTGTCATTGTGAAGTCGTACGACCACGTAGCCGTCGAAGCATTTCCGCCCGTAACGCAATAATAGACCGCGCCTTCAACCGGATTCAGATAAAAGTCGTTCGGATTCGCCATAGCGATTCCCGATCCCGAATAGACCGTCGGATTCGCCGCTTTTCCGCTGATTCCCGTTCCGCGATACCACTTATTCCCGTCAACGCCTGGCGCGCCCTTCAGTACGCCCTGTGATGCCCAAGAATCCGTACCAACGCACTTCCACAAAACGTAACTGTTCGTATTCAGATAAAGCGAATTCGTGAAGAACCCCGTCGAAGAAGACGACGCGGAATCGACCGCCGTTCCCAATGTCAGAACCACTTCCGAAACGTCGTTGATGATTGAAATCGCGTCGTGAATGGATCCGCGCACCTGTTCGCCGTATACTGCGTCCAGAATATCCTGTAAATATTGCGATATATCAGCCATGTTTTAACCCCTTTCGTTTTATATGTGCGTCGACAAATAATACATGATGTCGTATGTATCTAATTCGACGTAGCCTTGCCCTTGTCGATTGCACGCGATATGTCGCGAACCTAGCGTCAAATAGTTGTTGACGTTATCGTTTGAAATAACCTTCAAATAGTTATTCGACGTATCATAGACTACAACGGATCCGCCAGCGATTTCTGCTTTACAAGACGAATCGTTCCCATAAATGGACGTTATGTATGAACCGTTGATTGTGCCGCCCTTGATCGTCTGTCCGTTGATTTCTCCGCCGTTCAGACGGTCGCAAGACATAGTTCCGGACGTGATGAAGTCCGCCACGATCCCGCCGTCTATGGTTTCCGCAACTTGAACCGTCCAATCTTCATTCGGATTATCGCGTGTAAGGATCGCTTTCCCGTTTATGTTCCAGCGGGAGATTGCCGTTGCCTGGTTCAGATCGGGATTGTTCGAAAAGCCTTGTTCAATAATCTGCCCGTCTTCGTTGAAAACGAAATAGATATTGCCGCCGTTTGTTCCGTTCAGCATCTCGATCGCGTTTTTCTTCGCCGCTTCAAGAATCGACGATTTTGTCGGAATCTTCTTGATCGCTTCGGATGCTTCTTGCGTCTGGGACGTTAACGTTCGCCCTGTTACGACACGACCGGAAAGTGTAATCGTGTTTTTGTCTATGTTTTGCAGATCCCGCTTAATTTTGGTTAGATATAACCATTGATCCACCGCGAACGGTGCCGCGACAATATGGATCGAATCGCCAAGGTTAAGCGCCGAAACGTTTTCAATTCCCGACAGATCAACCGCGTCAACTTCCATGGTCAGTTCTGGCTGACTATATCTTGTCAAGTAGGCCGAAGCCAAGGCGTTCAGCTGAACGAGATCTTCGACATTTTCAAATACAACCGCCTTCGCGTGTCGTCCATAGGCCGCGATAGAATCGTCGTTCTGTATCGTCGTTCCCGCCAAGCGTGCGGAATATCCTTCGTATACTTCCGTATCAAGATTCGCCCCGTAAGGCGTTAAGACGTTCGTCAAGTTCTCCATGTCGGATTCCTTGACGTAGTCTAACAAGTTGTAACCGTATTCGATCGTTTGCGAAGCCTGTTGTCCGTATGTCGCAAGCGGGACAATATCGATATATCGCGTAACGGTCGCCCCGCTGGTAACACGGCGAACCCTCAAATAGCCATTGTCGCCCGCGATACATTCCCGCAAGTCGTCCAGGATCGACATGTCATATTCCGTGATCCAATTACATAAATCCGAATTCTGAACGTTCGAAATGTACCCGATCGCGAATTGTCGTTCCGGTGTTCTGTTCAGATTGTAGGCAGTTAACGCCGCCTGGAACCTTTGCGCGTAAGATTCGTCCAGAATCGCCGCGGGTGCCAAGAATTCATCCGCCAAGAACGCCAAGTCTTCCAAACAGTAGACTTCCGCCACTTTTGCGAAGTCATAGGATAATTCCTTTATTTCGCCGCGCCAATATTCTTTTCCGTCCTTTAGGATCGTAACAAGCGCACCTTGCGACAAATTCCCATAAAGCGGATTAGAAGGCGGGACTTTGAATGAAAATTCGCCAGCCGCGCCGACTTCTTCGTCAAGTTTTGCGTCGTATATCGCGAAGTCCGCGTTTGCCGGATAATATAAAATTGATGCGCCAAGGTTAACTTGATACATTACAAACTACCACCCCTATAAACGACTTGAACCGTCGCTGATCCGGTGAAGTCCAGCGTGACATCCTGTTCACCGCCGACAAGGATCGCGGGAATCGTATTCGTTCCCGTTGTCAGTTCATAAGACTTCGCTTCGCTGACTACCGTAAACGGTGCCGAAATAAGGCTTGACACGACAAATTGCGGACAAGTCGGCATGTGACCGTGAGGGATTGTAATTGAACCGGATCCCGATATAACTTTTGCGTCTTGCTGGATGATAACGCCCGTTTCAAAGTTGAACGGATCCCATAACCACGGATCCGCGGACGAAAGCACGTCGTACTTGTACGGATCCGCCACGGGAACGTCAAGTTTGAGTGTTCCCAGGTCGCGGAATCTGTCAAAGCCATTCACATAAACACGACCCCGCCAAAAATATGACGTGTCATTGTCGATCGTCAGCCGACATATCCGACCGTTTACGTCGTTCCGCATCCCCGAAATGATGCCGTCCCAATTCAAGCGCGGATTCACGCCGCCAAGTTCAAATGATAGCGCCCTTTTGATATAGATTCTGCGCCCCGCCACAACTTCGGACGCGTCGATAAGTCCGTTCCGCCCAGGAACTTGAATATACGTCGTTTCCATTTCCGGATCGCCGATATAATTGTTATTGCCAAGCGCCAAGTTCCAATCGTTCAGAGTGTGGAACGTCTTCCCGCTATCTTCGACATAAATTGAGATTCCATACGTTAAAGCGTTCATCTTTTGCCGCCCCTTATTGCGATTGTTCCTAGTGCCGCGTTCATATCCGGCGCGATACTTCCTACAAGTGCGCCGCTATCCATGACGATAGTATTCCCCGCCGCCAGATAAGGCAGATAGGTTTCTAACAGGCCGATAACGTTTGTATCGCCGCCCGCACCTGTTAACGGTGTTACCGTTGCAGATCCGCCCGCAACTGTAAGAATTTCTGCGCCCGCTTCGCCGACGATAGCGGAACCGGAAGAAATAGTTCCACCCGTTGCAAGATACGGGATTTTCGAAATGTTAACGTGTCCGCCCTTGAAATTCGGAATCATATTCATAGCGTTAATGAATCCGTTCAAAAGTCCGATCAGTTCGTTCAACATAGCCTTAAACGTGAAGACAATTCCTTCGCCGAATCCTTTGAACAGACCCTTCGCGCCTTCCAATACACGCGCCCAATCGCCCGTAAAGATGCCACGATATACGTCGACCCAATTTTTCAATTCTTTTTGAAGCCCTTCAAGAATCCCGCTGATCGTTGCCTGGAAAGAATTCATAACTTCGCCCATGAAGCCGAATTTTTCCGACCAATCCGTCGCCAGATAGTTCAGCGCCCCGTTGACGACCTTGTCCGCGACTTCCTGTATCTTGTCGCCAAATAATCCGAAAGCCACTATCACGGCACCAACTACGCCCAAAACGCCAACGTCGCCAATTCCGCCCAGCGCCTTTGTCAGATTTCCGATAGCCGTTGTAGCCGAAGCCGCCACGGATGCGATCGGAGAGATCGCCGCCACGATAGCCGCGCATTTTGCGCCAAGCGCCAGCGTGTCCGGATCCATGTCGCGAAGTGCCTGTAAAACGCTTTCTATTGTTTCCTTTATTTCCGGCAGATAGGGAAGAAGCATTTCCGCTATTTCAGTGCCAATTTCTGCGAACGTTCCCGTTGCTTCGGCCTTCAGCTGATCGATAGCGTCGTTTAATTCGTTCGCCTTTTCTATGCTTTCTTCGGGAATGATAACGCCAAGATTTTCGGCTTCTTCGCCCAGAGATCGAAGCGCCGCCCCGCCGTCGTCAATAATTCCAGCCAATTCGTCGGCAGACTTCCCGAAAAGTTCCATAGCGACAACGTCGCGTTCGGTTTCGTTAGGGATCTGCGACAAGGCTTCTACCGTGTCATAAAAAATATCTGTAATGTCGCGGAAGTTTCCGTCCGCGTCCTTTGTTGCGATTCCAAGTTCTTCGAACGGTGCTTTTGTAGAAGTCAACTGTTTCTTCAACTTCTTCATAGCGCCCGTCATTGTATCAAGATCAACGTCGATCAGATCGGATGCATACTGAAATTTCTGTAATTCATCCGTCGAAATGCCTGTTTTCTTCGCAAGTGTCGACAGTTCGTCCGCTTCTTGTGCCGTTTTGACCGCAAGCGCACCCATTCCGGCAAGAAGTCCGCCCGCAAGTTTTGACAAGGTTTTCGTCTTTTGTGCGACGTTGTTAAACTTGCCCGCCAATTTCTCGGCAGACGCGGCGATTTTTTCCGTCGTGACGTTAAAGGACTTCGCCGCCTGTTCCGCTTCCTTCAATTCGCGTTCGGTCGCGGCAATTTCGCGCGTCAATGCGTCGTATTGTTCTTGACCTTCGCCCGTCTTTTGCAGTTCTTCGCCAACTTGTTTCTGCGCTTCCTTCAGCGCGTCAAGTTTCTTCGTGGTCTGTTCGACCTGGTTTCCAAGAAGCCGTTGTTTCTGTTCTAACAGTTCAACGTTGCCGGGATCTAACTTCAACAGGCGTTCAACGTCTTTTAACTGTTTCTGTGTGGACTTGATTTCGGTATTAACGCCTTTCAGCGCTTTCGATAGTCCGGAAGTGTCCGCCCCTAATTCGATTGTAATTCCGCGAATTTTGGTTGATGCCATTTATTGAACCTTCATTTCGCCACGGAAGAATGAAGCCATGCTTCCAGCGGGTGCTTTTTTGTCGTACTTTTCGTGATCGTTAGTGCGTTCTGTAATCATGTCATAGACCATGCCGACGGTGAATTCGTCCAATTCTGGGCCGTTCAAATTCAATTCAGCGCACCGAAGCATAAATATTGCGCCATTCGGTTCACGGTCTATCGGCATTATTTTTTTTTAGGCGTTGACGTTTGTTGCGTGTTTATCGACCAAAGTTCAAACAACTGCGGCAAAATCTCATAGATCGAAAACATATCGAACGTATCAAGCCAATCATCAGCTGAAGTCTGTTCCATGTCCGGATCTGCGTGTCTTGCCATGATATACGCCGCATCTTCGAAGATCTGAAGGTCTACAATATCCAGCGCTTCATCTTCGCCGCCTTTAATCTTGTTGAACTTCTTTTGAAGTCTGTTCATGTCCGCGATCATGTCGCGTCCAATAATCGCACGATAAAGCCGCGGTGTGCGTGCCGTTGCGCGGAATTTAACGTCTTTTCCGCCGACGCTAATGATTTTATCCATTTTCAATCCTTTTCTTGATATTTTCCACTAATTCGTTTTCCGCGTCGTCTGCGACGGGTAAAATATGCGGGAATGCCCGCGTCCTTCCGCCGCCGATAAGCGCGTGTCCTTTTTCCAACAAATGCGTCAAGCGATAGTGCTTTTTGTTATGTACCGTCGCTTTTATGTGATACCTTTTATCCGTTTTTGTCTGAAATATGCCCCAATCCTTGTTATATGCGTCCCATGAACCATATTCGCCGGATCCGGACGGATGCGCGACGCGAAGTTTCTTTACGGCTTCTTCAGCCGTATACATAACCCCAGCCGCGCACGCTTCATCCGTAACCCCTTCGAAATCCTTCAAAGATTGCGCTATTTCTTTTGCCAGGTCGTCGACCGTGACTTTCTTGTTCATATCTTTTCCCTACGGTGTAGACGGTGAGAAATAAACGTTGCTATGCCAGCCATTCAGAACGCCGGAACCCGTATTCGGGCCTGTCATAGCCATAACCTTTCCGTTCTTCAGCGGTGCCGCCGAAACGGTCAAAGTCTGCGTCGTCGGTGTCTTCGTGTCTTCGATCGTGTTCAGATCGCGACTAGGACGTGTTGCGGTGCAGTTGTAGAAAACATATTTCGTTCCGGTCTGGTCGCCTTCTTCTTCGAAAGTCATAGCGAAAGCCTTCGAAGTTGCGGAAGCATCTTCCGTGATAACGTCGTTTGTGTCTTTGGAATATCCGAAAATATCTTCGTAAACGTCGTCCGGAATAAGTGCAACGTTCAGATCGCCTTCGTAGCCATTGTTCGCGCTTGTCTGATAATAGACAATGTTATCAGCGTAAAACTTGTTGATGTCGCCCTGTGCCGCCAGCGAAAGGCTAACTGCGCCAGGTACGTCGATAACTGTTCCGTATGTCGGAACCGCGCTGATATACGAACTCATAGGGAAGAAGTGAACGTTTTTGATACCGAATTTCACCTTATCCATGATTAGTTCCCCTTTCAAATTGAGATTTCATACAGTATTTCGTAGCATTGTTCGTCTTCAAGCCAAGTTTCGGTCTTGTCCCACGGAATGAAGTTCGCGTCAAATACCGATTCAAGTTCCTGTTCCACGGAAGGACTTTTCTTTTCCGTGTAAAGTTCAACGTCGACGTTCTGGATCACTTTCCATACGTGATTGTCTGCGTCGAAGTTGTCCGTGTCCGTTGCTAGGTAACACACAAACGGCAGTTTTGGCGCTTTTCCAACAGGCCACGCGCGATACGTGACTTTGTTCTGGAAGGTCGAAATTTCGCTTATGATCGTCCGGATCCCCGATAACGTCATTGTTCTTCCCCCTTCCGTTTTGTGACGTACAGTTCGACGCGTCCGTCGTCCCGTAAAAATGTCCGGTAAACCGAATAGACTACGTCGTTATACGTCAGCAGTTCTTCGCCTTCATATTCCGTCGTCCAGATTAAGAAACGGTATTCGGGCTTCATGCCCTGTAATCCCGCCTGGTAGAATTCATTCATACCAACGGACGAAACATACGCGAAGACATTTCGCGGCGTGGTCGTTTCGACCCATTCGCCAAGCCCGTCTTGCGAATATTCTGTTGTTAACAAAGCGATTTTCGCGGCTTGATTCATAGAAGTTCCTACGTTGTAAACGTGGTATATGTTGCGTTCATGCCAAGTTGCGCCTTTTGTTCGTCGTACGACCGTTTGAAAGCGTCGGCTCTGTTCAAAGCGCCGTGTTCAAGTTCGAAGTGATACCCACAATATGAGCAAATAGCCCGAACGACAAGTGAATTTGTCGGTTCAGTAGTTACTACCGTCGAATTATCTACGCCAGCGATTCCCAGATCCAGGACGGCCCCGTCGATAAGGTCGTTCAGTTCGTCGTCAAAATCATCCGTCGAAACAAGAAGCGCGTTTTTCACTTTTTCAAGCATTGTTAAAACTTCCGGCATGATTATTTACCCCGTTTTGTTGTTGCCTTCTTTACAGGTGCCTTCTTCGCCGTTGTCGTGGCTTTTGGTGCTTTCACGGCTTTTTCTGCCACTTCAACGTCCGGCACGATTGCTTTTTCTGCGACCTTTTCTTCCTTCAGTTCTTCAGCTGAACCGACGGAAACAAGGAAAAAGCACTCGGCGGGCGTTACGTCTACAACGTCGCCCGCCTTATGCATGATCCTCGCGTCGCGTAAAAGTTTAACCTTCAAACGATCAAGAACCCTTCTTGATGTTGCAGAAGCGACCGCAAGCCGTGACTGCGTGTGCCGCATACTGTCTTCCTACGATCTTGACAAGATCTGCTTCGGCTTCGGACAGGTCGTCGTACTTAATAGCAATGCCGTCGCCTTCCGGATAGTTCACGGATTCACCATTCAGATCGCCAACGATAGCGTAAATTTCATTAGCGGATGCAGAATTGTAAGCCTTGAGGCTGTTGTTGAACAGAACAGGCAGACCCTCGAACGGATCCATAGCGAAACCAGCGGCAGCGGCAGCGGCCTTAAAGTTTGCGTATGTCAGTTTGTTCATAATAACAACCGGATCAGTTGCTTCGTCGGACAGATTAGCGAAAGCCGTAGCGATAGCCGTTACGGTCGGTGCGCTGGTGATCTGTGCAACACAAGCGGCGACAGATGTTGCGCTGGTCGGTGCGGTGATAATGTCGTTAACAACCAGGTCAGCCAACTTCTTGACGATCTGATATGTAACTTCCTCGTAGACGTAGCGAACGAGTGCTTCGCCGCCCATAGCAACTGCTTCGTCAGAAATGCGGATCCACTTCTTGATAGAAGCCGGAACCATTGTTACGATACCAAGTTTCAGCGTTTCTTCGGACGGTGCGTCTGCGCCTTCGGTATGAACGCCAGCCGCCGTTGCAACTCTCTCAAAAGCGACCTTCAGATTGCCGCGAATCTCCGTTCTGCGAACACGCGCCAGAATGTCGTTGTTCTCCCATGCGGTGCGAACGATCTCGTCAACAAGTGCGGGAACCGGAACGGAACCGCCCGTTGCGTTTTCAGATAACAGGCTTCTAACCTCTGTTGCGTCTTCCGATACCAGGTAACGCGCGAAAGCGTCGACGTATTCCTTGGAAGCGCGGATTTCTTCGTTTGTCTTCATCTCTCTTTTCTCCTCTACAATTTTTTCTTCGACTACTACTTCGCCGACGGATCCGTTAGCGATTGCGGATCTGATCTCGGCCTTCTGTGCTTCTTCAGCCTTGCGCGCTTCGATCTCTGCGTTTAAGGAACGCATTTCGGATTCAAGCGCGTCAAGATCTGCGCCTTCGTTGTCAAGTTCACCAACGATAGCGTTCTTTCTTTCGTTGATCTCTTCGATCGTCATGTCTTTTAACTCCATGATTTAAACCCCTTTCAAAATGCGGATTTTCTGTTTATGTGCTTCGATCTTTTCCTGTTCCGCTTTTGCGCTTTCCAGCGATACCCGCGCGCTATCCAGCGCGTCAGATAAACCACGGGCAGAAATAGACGTTGCTTCGTACGCGGGCCACGTCACGGCCGAAACCTCAAACACACGCCCAAGGCTTTCAACGTGGCGTTTCGGATGATCGCCGTCGATTCCTTCCCAGGAATCCGCATCAACCGTAAACATAAACGACATTCCGTCCAGATCGCCGCGTTCAACTGCGGAATACAACGCTTTCGCTTCGGCATTGTTCTCTACGTCCAGATCGACGCGAATGTTCATTCCGTCGTCCGTGACTTCAAGTTGCATAGTCGAATTTTCGTTGTTGTTCCGCGATCTTGCCAGCGGGATCATGTCCGTATTGTGATTTACTAAAAACCGTACGTCGCGAAGATCTGTTCCGTCCAAAGCGCCGCGTTCGATAACTTCGTCATAGAACCCAAGGTCTGTGATCTGATCGAATACGATCGGCGTTCCGGATAAGAAATGTCCGTGATCTTCGTTCTGTTCGGCGCGTACTTCAAAATTAAATGCCCGAATCTCTTTATTCTTCACTATCTGTACCCCCTTCGTCGTTGATCTTGTCCGTGGCGTTGTAATATTCGCCCCGAATAATGTATTCCTGTCCTTCGCCATTCGGTAACGGCGGAAGATTCCATATTTCGCGTACTTCGTCACGGTTCAAGATACCGCGATCCGCCAACTGCGCCGATACTTCCAATTTTTCCTTGTTCGACATATACTGAAGCCGATTCGCGGAAGCCATAACGTAATTTCCTTGCGATTGTTCCCGCAAAGTGAACAACATTTTTGTCGTTACTTCCGAAAACTGAATCGCGAACGGTTCACATATTCCTTCATAAGCGGCAACCCACTTGTCGCCGTATACTGCGGATTGCAGAAGATCTTCGTTCACGTTGAAATAATCAAAGACGTTCGCCTTGATGATCTTTTCTTCTTCAGAATCAACAACCCACGGATCCGCCTTGATCTGATTGATATTCGTATAAGTATTCGGGAACAGTAACAAGCCGCCGCCTTCTGCTTCCTTGCTGAAGTTCTCTTCAGTAAAGCGCTTCCGTTCAAGTGCCAACTGATCGCTCTTTGTGAAGTTGTTAACCTGGGCATAGAAGCGATATGTCGCCGCCGACTTAACGCCTTCCTGTATGCCTTGATTCTGAATATGAATCAGATCAATCGTCGGATATAGCGCCGAATTCGTTTCGCCGAAGAAGTCCGACTTGTATTGATGCTTCGTCATTATCCCGCAATAGTCCAATTCGATCGCGGCGCGCTTTCCGTCCTGGAATTCATACCGAAGATACGGAACGTCGTTGTATTGAACGATTTCGCAACGTTGCGGAAGCGGTGTTATGATTCCAGACGGTTCGCCGTAAATGTCGTACACCGGACAGATAAACGCCGTGTTGTGTACGTCCAGGATCGTCGACAAGCGATACAGGAATTGATACCACGTCTGATACTGATTCGGCGCGTGTTTCAGTTTGTTCTGAAGCGCCGGACGTGCGGATCCGCCAAGTTCGACCTTCAATTTCGCCGTATGCGTCGCGCGGACGTTGATCGCCGCACGAATTAACTGTTGTTCATAAATCGAACCGTTGTACGTCGTGAAATGTGGCGTATAGCCGTTCAGCATTTTGAAGGCGCCCTGGTATTGCTTTTCCGGTTCCTTCGGTCTGTTTTTGAATATTGCGTCAAAAAGTCCCATATTTACCCCTTATTCGACAACTGTTCCCCAATTTCGCCGTACCACTTTTGACGGACACAAAAAGCATCAGCCAAAGCCGCGGTACCGTCGATATGTGCGTTCGGATTTATCTTCACAAGGCGACCCCTTCCACGTTCGACGTTCATTTTCAACGCCGCGTTCAAAAGATGCGCTTTCAATAGATCGTTGTCGCCACAATGGACGCGCCCGTCCTTCATCAGCCCTTCCATTTCCCGCAATACGCCGTAAAGATTCTCGCCCTGGAATACGTCGTCACATTGGAAGCCGTACCCTTCAAGATCCTGTATCAAGTATTGTGCGGAATATCTATCGTAGCCGACCTTCAGCGGAAGTATTTCGTATTGTTCAACTAAAGACGTAAGCCATTCGTAGCAATCGTGATAGTCGACAAAGTTTTCGCCGGAAGTCGCCAAAAGTCCCCTTTGAATGAAAAATTCATACGGAATCCCGTCGCGGGCCGTTGCGTCCGCTATCTTTTCCGACGGAAGCCAGAACTTCGCAAAGACATATAGTTCGCCGTCCTTCTCGATAACGCACGTCGCCGCCGTTAAGTCCGTCGTCTGGGACAGGTCGACACCGCATACGCAATAAGACGATCTGAAGTCTTCCAGTTTCAGCTGAAGCCCAAAACACTTGTTGACCGTCGAAGTGTCAAGCCATGCCAAGGAAGAATTCTGTTTGATGTTGCAATACTTCGTAAGGAATTCCGCTTTTTTGGAAAGTGATCCCTTCGCGATTGCTATTTCTTCCAGCATGAAGTCGACAGAAACGGAAACGCCAAGATTCGGATTCGATTTCCGAAGTTCGTTTATGTCGTCCCACTTATTCAGATCGTCGATCATGTATAAAAAAGGCAATAGCCGCTTTTCTTCGCTATCACCCTTTAGAAACCTTGTTGATCTCTTTAATAATTCATCAAAGATCGAATCGTTTATATATCCGGCAGTAGAACAGGATAGAAGAAGACTTTCAGTTCTTGCCCCTGTACCGGACTTCATTACTTCGTATTGCTTTAGACCCGAATCGCCTTCCCATGCCGCCACTTCGTCGCATACCGTCATGGACGGATTAAAACCGTCCGACTTTTTGGCGGAAAAAGCGATCTTCTTCACGGTCGAATTCGTCGCCGTAATGTAAAGGTCGCCGATCCGGTGCTTCGGCATTTCGGAATCGTCGTGGATCTTCTTGTTGTGTTCGTCTTTTTCAGAACATAGTTCCTTCAATGCCTGGTAGTCCGGATCCAATAACGTCATTTGCCAAACATTGTTATAAATAATGTCTGTCTGATCTAACTTCGGCGCTACTATGTAGACTTTCGTTCCGAATCCACCGTCAACGATCCACATATACCGGATGATCGCCGCCGCAAGAAGGGACTTCCCGTTTTTCCTTGCAACGATCAGAACGACTTCGCGGAATTGTCTTTTCCCGTCAGAATCCAAGATCCCGAAGATCGCGGACACAAAAGCCTTTTCCCACAGTTCCAACTTGAAGGGACCTGGTGCAAGTTCGCCTTCCGTATGGAAAGTGTGTGCTTCGATCCACTCGATCGCGTCGTTTGCCTTCTTTTGGTCGAACGTGAAGGTCTTTTTCTCGATACCTTGTATGAGATATTCCAACAAAGCGTCGATCCAGCCGCCAACCGTCACGGATCCGTCTTTAACTTTTTGATAATAAGAATAAATCCAATTATCGGTCTGTTTCTTCGTCATTTTCGCGCTATTTCGGCGTATCTCTCGCGAAATTCGGAAATCGAG